TACTTGTATCATTTTTTTATTTTAGATTCAAAAACTTGACTCATTTCTGTCTCATCTCCATAATCTCTTTCTATTGCCATATTAATATAATGTTTTGCTTTTTCTAAATCTTGTTTTTGTCCTTTTTGTTTATGTCTACATAAATATTTTATCGCGTTGCCTTCAGCGAATGGTAAATTATTTTTATTTATAAATTCTGATGGCTGTATAACCATAGATTGATAATGATCACCACCAACTTGTTTTTCGTATACACCACTCATATTTTATATCCTTTGTATTCCTGTTTTGGTGAGATAATATGAAGATGTTCCTTGGTCCTTGTTGCACCAACATAGAATAATCTATTTTCATCATCTGCATTTCTTTCATAAGCTTTCATTGTATTTTCACTTAAGTCAGTAAGTAGTACAACATTTTCTGATTCGCCACCTTTAGCTCCGTGTATAGTTGATAATTGAATTCTTGGTGATTCATTAAGTTTTTCACCATTCTTTCTCATTTTTCTTAAATAACTTATGTCTCTTCCAGGAGCATTATTAAATGCTTCAAACCATGGATCTTTAGTATTTAAACCATAATCTTTTGTAAGCTGATCCATTCCATAAAAAGATCCTTTTGCCATTCCTTTCATTTTTTGTTTATCAAATTTTTCAATTGTCATGTAAGAAGATATTTTTACAAGTTGATCATAACTTAATAGTTGACCCTGTTTTAAATGCTCCCAGTCAACAGCGGCCATGTGTAAATTTTGTTCTTTAGTTTTTTTAAATCTATTTTTGTAGTATAAACCGTTACGATACAAAGTATCTTCTAATTCATTTAACATATATCTAGTTCTAGTTAAAATTAACCATTCTCCAGATGTCATATCTATTTGTTCAAATTCATCATAACGACTTAAAGATCCTTCATGTATTTTTGGAGCCCAATTTTTATCAATTCTTTTTTTAATTTTATTTATAATACCCATAGCTAGATTATGAACTTTTGCAGGTATTCTAAATGATTGAGTTAGTGGCAACATTTGACCTTCCTGTGCAATAAATGAATCTACATCTGCACCTGCCCATCTAAATATTGCTTGATCATCATCACCTGCAATAAAAGAATCTTCAGTTTTGTTCCAGATAGATCTTGCCATATCCCATTGCATTAAAGATAAATCTTGTGCTTCATCAATAAACACAACATCAAAATTTGGAGATTTATCTGATTTTATAAAATTTAAAATCATGTCGTTAAAGTCTATAAGGTTATATTCTTTTTTGTATCTTTCTATTTCATTTGAAATAATTCGAACCTTGTCTCTTTCTAAGTCTTGATTATGTTCATGTAAATCATATTGTTGTTCTGGTGTAATATTTCTAAGTTTAGCTAGATTAATAATTCTTAAATATTCACTATCCGATGTAAAAATTCCTCCATGTTCATCTTCATATTTTGCGTAGTTTACTGGAAAGCCTAACTTTTTTCCAAGATCAACATAATGATTTTTCTGCATGACACTTTCTTTTTTAATACCTAGTTTTCTAAATGCGAGTGAGTGTAATGTTCTGAAATATGGAAGATCATCTTCTGTTAGATTAAATTTTTTAATTGCTCTATCTCTAGCTTCGTGTGCAGCTTTTTGTGTGAAAGCAAAATAGCCTATCTTATCTGGATCAGTTTCTTTTAAATAATCATCTACTTTGTTTAAAAGAGTCCAAGTTTTTCCAGTTCCTGGTGGTCCTAATACAATTGTTTTCATTTAGGCTCCCATCTAAGATCAGACCATGCCTTGTTCCATGAAGTCTCTACTTTATCATAAGATTTTTTTTGGGCTCCTCTAAATCCTTCCTCGGGATTATCTAATAAACGAGGAGAAAAAATAGCCGAACGATTATCATGATATGCAAGATATTCCCTGTCTTCCCATAATACTAAACCTATATCGGTGGGATTATCATAACTGTAAGAATAATTAAAACTATAAGAAGTTAGCTTGTCAAATATTTCATTTTCAAAACTAATAGCCATACACGCATGATCACATCTATTAAACAAGTTGCTACCAAAAAGCAATAAATCATTTTTAGGATTCCAACATCTTTTTATTTTTTCTCTAAAATTGTCATAATTAGGATCATCATAATAGTTGCTTGTATTTCGTATTGGTTTTATTTCTACATAAATAGGTTTGTATTCAGGAAATTCAGTAATGTTTCTACATTTATCGGGATAAAGTGCAAAATCCGGTTGGTATCCAAGTAAATCTGGAACTTCTGGTTCATAATCACAGTCCCATCCTAAATTAGAAAAATGATTAAAATATCTAGCTTCTAATTTACTTCTAAATTTCATTCCTTTATGTGTTATTGGTTTCGCTTCCATTAGAATACATCTTTCGGTTTAAGTTCTTTTTGAACATAATCTTCTTTTTTCTTATCAAATTCTGTTACTATAAAGACCGATACTTTTTCTTTACCTAATCTTTTATCTTCACAACCACATTTTTCTTTTAACATTTGTCCTGTTCTTTGATAACCAACATCCCATCTACGTCTCATTAAAAATTGATGATAAAATCTATCAAATACAAAATGATGATGACCGTCTGAAGTCCATACACCACCTTTTTTAAGGTCATTCTTATCTGTGGATACTTGTCTATTTAAACAAAACTCTTCTAAGTGATTATTTAATTGATCTTCAGTACTCATTCCTTCTGCAGGTTTTGTAACTTCTGCATTATTTAATAATTGATTTGTAATTAATACCCAATCTGTTTCTTTAATAGGAGGTGGTCTAAATTTTAATTGGATCATACATGCTTCTTGGAATAAACTTTGCTGTCGTAGATATTTAACATTTTCTAAATATAATCTTTCTCCATCTACATTAAGATAATAATATGGATCTTCTAAATCTATAACTTGTAAATCAGTTAAATTTGGAAACATTATATCTTGTCCTATTCCAAATTTTCTTGTTCGACATAATGTTTTATCACACATACTACACATTGGTTCATCTTTACATTTATAACCCCAATCTTTTTTCTCATGTTGATTAGTAATTATTGAAACTTCTGAATCAGATAATGGTTTTTCCATTGCCTGAATATTAAACATTGTGATTCTACTCTTCCATTCAGTTGGCCATTTCTTTTTTGCATAAACACCATAATGAAAAAGAGTATTATTTCGACTTCCTTCTCCAATTTTATTTTGTGCTAATGCTTCTATACATGGAGGCCCGTCAGAAAATTCTGATTCGGGCCTCTGCACTTTTATGAGACCAATATCTAGTTGTTTTACGTTATTATAAATCCCATAAAATTCTTCTAAACTTGCTGCTGTGCCGTCATCTTTAAATGCGTATCTTGTTGTATTATCTCCATTGAAGTATGGTAAATTTAAGAAATTACCTGTATCGTCTTTTGATTTTAATTCTGTCTGTTTTGGAAATACTTCAGATCCACCATAACCTAACACAGCTTTTATTTGTGTAAGTTTATCTCTCATTGATTTTGCTTCTACATAATCATTTGCAAATAAAAATACATGAGCTCCTCCAGATTTAGATCTGAATACTATTAGTGGTAAATTTAATAATTTTATTTTTTGAATTAATTTTTTGTGATCAAAGCCTGCATATGTATCTATGTCTATGCAACCCCATTTACATTTATTATTATCGTTGATCGGAATAATACCTAAACTACTTGTGCCTTGTAAGTGTTCTTTCCAATGGTTGTCTGTAACCTGCTCTCTTTTTACAAAAGATTGTCCTTTAACCTTAGTGCCGTCACCATTTGATTGATTTATTTTAGTGACACCATGAGCACGTTCCAGTCCTGTAAATATTGTTTTAAACTTATTCATAATTTTGTCTTGGGCGTTTCCACTCTCGCTTTCACGCCCAATCCTAGGAATCTAGCTTACGCTAGATGATTAATATGGTGAATCGCTTTTTGATTCATCAGATCCGTGTTTAACTTTTACTAAACCTTTGTTGTTTTTTTCAGCAAAACTTTTAGCAATTGCATAAACACCTTTATCTGTGACTGGACCAACTTTAGACACATCCCATCCAAACCATGTTCCTTTGTCATTAGACATTTGAACAGTCCTTAGATTATAAATGTGGCTATATGTTGGCGGTGTGAATAAGCCATTCTTACCTTGAAGCTTGAGCCCCATCATGATTGAATTCCATTTACGACTAATCTTTAATTGAGTAGCCTTCATAGATA